AATTATAATACTTTTTATCAAGATGTAGACCCAGAAGATTTACACCCCAATGATGAAGAGTTTATAGAACCAATGTTCAGGTTACTTTCAGCTTGTATAGTTTCAAAGAATTATATGCCAACTGAATTTCCCAAGAATGTTCTTAAAGATTCTATGAATCTTTTAGTCGGTCAAACAGTAAATTGTGACCATGAAACTGATGTAGCCAATGCTATTGGTTCTGTTAAATCAGTTTCTTGGCAAGAATCATATACAGTTGATGGAGTAACTATACCTGCTGGAATAAATGGGGTACTAAAAATAGATGGTAAATCAAACCCAAGAATTGCAAGGGGTATAAATATGGACCCTCCTTCTATACATTCCAATTCAGTAACTGTTCAATTCGAATGGAAACCATCACATAGATTTGAAAAAGAATGGGAATTTTATGATAAATTAGGTACCATAGCTGAAGATGGTACTATGGTACGTAGAATTGTTACAAGAATTATATCTTATAAGGAAACTTCTTTGGTATCACATGGAGCTGACCCATTTGCTCAATTAATAAAAGATAATAAAATAAACAATCCAGCTTATGCTGGTTCTGTTTATTATTCATTTTCGGAAGCTCCCATAAAGAAAGAAGACCTTCCAAAGAAACTTTCTTTCTTTGAATTCAAAGGGGCTCATGAAGTTGATATAATGTACAATACCAGTAAATTTATTAATGAAAATAATAATACTAACCCAAAAGATAAACCTATAATGAATGAATTAGAAAAATTTCTAGAATCATTATTTGGTGATGGTATGTTAACTCTACAAGAGGGGGCAACCATTAGTCAAGAAATGGTTCTCTCTCAGATTAGAACAATTGTATCTGAGAATTCTAGTTTATCTGAAGCTAAAACAAATGCTGAGGATAATATTAATAAATTAAATGGTGAAATAAATACCTTAAAAGAAACCATTGAATCAAATAAATTGATGGTAACTATTGGTACTAACCATTTAACTGAGGTAAGAAATAATGCAATTTCTTCCTATAAAAAGCTTGTTGGTGAAGATAAAGTAGATGAAAATATTATCTCTTTATTGGAATCCAATACTACAAGTATTGAGACTCTTATATCACTTACCAAAACTTATGATTTACAATTAGAAGAAAAATTCCCTCTTGTTTGTAAAG